GCCTGTTTATCAGCAACGATCTGGGTAGTATCAGCACCAGTTTCGAGTGCCTTCATAAAGGCTGTATCTAGTGCAGCCAGAGGCTCTGTACGAGCTTCACGTATCTTGTCACGCCAGATGTCTCGTGCTGCTGCCATGTCTACAGAGATAATCCCTGCGTTGGCATCAGCTTCCCAAGCACCACGGAAGGTCCGTTCTGCTGGGAGTGTGTAGTCTGCGGCGTCATAGCTTGTTGCGCCGATCTTAATGAAAGTCTGTGTCATGGCGGTTCCTCAAGATAAAATGCAAAAGCCTAGCTGATTACTATCCGTGCTGTACCATTGCTGTCTGATTTTAAATGTCGACCTGTTGCGCCAGTGGCAGCCATAGAAAGCGCCGTGGACAACGGCTGACGCGTTTTGTTCTGCGGCAGCAATCGCATAAGATGTGTCCGACATTGCATTGGTAAAGTTTACATCTGTCGTGTTTGTAGCGGCATCTGTCAAAGAAGACACGTTATCGCTACGCCTCAAGGATGGGCCACCCACGTTGCTAAAGTTACCCCAAGCCCGTGCAGGGTAAAGGTCCGTCAGGTTTACAGCACCGCCCGACGAGCTTTGTATTGTATCTGCTTTAATCGTACTCATGCCGCTATCCTCCAAGCATTGCGGAACTGCCTGTCACTTGGCACGTCTTCTGTTTTGACAATCTTAAACATTGGTCTGTTGTATTCCTGTGACCAGATGTGACGAGGGATGTCTTTCATTACGAGATACTCGATGGCCTCCTCTTCAGTGAGAGGGCCAATGCGAGGTGCTTTCCACTGTGCTGCATGTTTCTCTGGATCGTGCTTAAAGGTGTCGTGGCGACCCTCCGCTATGGCTTGTTTCTCATCATCCTGCAAAGCCCAGTAAACGGAGATAGGAGGCAGTAGCCCAGCCTTGGCTTCTTCGAGCCAGTTGTCACTAGGGACAAGCACCATTGCAGGCTGCTCTGGCTGCTCTGGGTCTTCAAATATTACCCTGTAACTGCTCATCGAATCACACCTGAGTAACCTACGTCCCAATCAGCTTGAGTTGTGTTGCTTGACCCGCAGTAAACTTTCCAGTGGGTCGTAGCTGTAATGTAACCACCTGCCTGTAATGCGTATTCCTGCCCACCACTATAAAGCCCAGCCGTGTTCCAGCACGTCCCGTTTGCTGCTGGCAAGGCTGTGTCCAAAGTGAACTGAGGCTCACCCGTTCCCAAGTCAGTGAGGCTAGAAACACCAGCATCGGCTATAATGCTTGCCGTCCCGTGCATCTCATACGTCACCCAAGCCTTAGCAGTGTAAAACGTAGCACCACCAGCGGTAGCTTCTTCAAGTGTGTTTACTTTTAATGTACTCATGTTACACCACCGTCCATGTTTCACCAGCACCGACTGTAACAGTCACGCCTGAGTTGATTGTAATAGGGCCAGCACTCATTGCGTTCTTACCGTTTGTAACTGTGTAGTTTGTGGTCACGTTCTTACCATTCTCCCAGAAGATTTCATCGTTACCACCGCCGCCAGCACCTGCTGCGATACCAGTTAGGCTTGAGCCGTCACCAGCAAAGCTGCCTGCGTTTACTGTGCCTGAGAAGTGGGCGCTTTTGAAGCGGTTGCCTGTAGTACCTAAATCAACAACGTTGTCACTCCTTGCGCCATCATACCAAGGTCGCCATGCACTGTTACTGTACTCAACACCAGACTTAGCTGCCCCACCTGTGTAGTAGATGTTAGCACCACTTTGAGTAACCCCAATACTCCCCACAGTGGAGCCGTCTTTGCGGAACGAAAGAATGTCGCCGTCAGATGTTAGTCGGTTAAGAATTGACGTAGTGCCGCCATCCACAGTCAGCCCATCGCTGGTTATAGCCCCAGTAACGTCTACACCTGTGCTGGTGGTGGCGAGTTTTACCCCAGATGTGCCGTGATAAATATTTGTAGCAGTAGGCGTTACCTTAAATATATCGTTTCCAGAACCGTCCTCAAACTGAATGTTATTGCCATTAGTTTTTACAATAAGATTACCTGTTCCAGCATCCGTAATAATGCTATCAGACCCATCATGGAAAATCTGTAGGTCAGACCCAGCACCGAAGATGGCTTTGTCGCTGTCACCGAAGGACAAGTTACCAGTCATGGTATCGCCAGCAAGCTCCAGCTTGTCTGCGTTCAAATTGGTGAAGTTTGCGTCAACTTCTGTGTGAGTTAATGACGAGCCTTTGCCGGATCGCGTTACGATGGTCGCCATGCGTCACCTCAGTCTAGTGTTATATCAATGTCGCCCGCTGGGATGCGAAGAACGTCAGCAGTGTCGATTGTTTTCGATGTCGTCAGAGCAGCGTATGCAATTTGATTTCCGCCAGTTAAGGCGTCGTAAACCGCAATGTGCGTAATCGTACCCCAAGAGCCTGTGGCCGATGGATACTCAATTACGTTGCTGGTTGTCGCCGCATTGCCGCTCACAGTGAATGTGGCAGACTGACGGGCATATGCACTGCCAGATAGCTCAGTACCGCCCTGTGCCTCACCCGGATCGGACGTAAACAGCCCAATATACCAAGATGTGGGGCGCGTGACCGATGACGCATTAAACGCCCAGTTCAGGATGTATGTTTCGTATGTGTTGGAAAAGCTCATGATAGCCCTCTGATTTTAAGGCGACGACCAGAGCCACCAAATTTAACGGATTCACTCTCAGCGTTTATAGCATCAATTGCGCTCTGATACAAAGCGGCCCAAACCGTTATGCGGGCGTCGTCTGCCAAGTATGGTGCTGAGTGGACCAGTGCGCCGTACAAATAGGCATCAGGGTGGTTATCCAGCAGCCAATTGCTCGTATTGCTGTCGCTCAAGCCGTCAATTTTGCTGTAATAGTACAGCTCAGTCGCCGTGACCGCTGATGGCGTCGGGAATAGCTCAATTTCGCCCGCCGTAAGCGCATAATAACGCGGAGAGCCAGAAGTATCTCCGTTATTCATGCGTCGATCAAGCATTTCGCTCTGACTAATCATTTCAAGCGTTGAATGATTGCCGCCAGACACGCCAAATCGAATAACTTCCAAGAAATCACTCGGCACATCGCTATATCGCGAGTTTAGGTTGGCATTGCTGCGCTTTTCCTGACGCCAGTGGCGTATCTTGCGCTGCATATCAGCTTCCGCCAACGAAATGAACGTCGGGGTGGCTGTGTCTAGGTCGTCGCGGTTGAGAAAGTCAGTAATTGACGTTTTCAGCTCTGCGTATGTTGTTATGGCCATTACTTATGCTTCCTTCCAAGGCAACGGCCCTCACGCTTGCACGCAGCGGGGGTCGGGCAACCTTTTATCGGCTTGAATACTGGTGCCTTCATGGTGTTAGTTTTCCGCCGTTGTTTACAAACAATCTGTACGCGTTGTTGAATTGATCTGAATCTAAAGTGACCCTTCTGACAAAATCTGGGTCATAATGTCGGTTTAGAAACTCAACAAACTCTCCAAGAGATGGCGTCATATCCGGCAACGCATCTTGCTGAGGAGCATTAGGAAGATTATTCGGTGGATTTTGTACAATATAAGGGTCTTTTGGAGCGGAATAGTTTGGGCTTTGGCCTAAGCCCTGCAAGCTTGATCCAAATCCAGTATTATCTCCCACGCTGGCAATCTGAACAGGAGCAGCATTTGCAGGGTTAAAATCACCCGGCCCGCCAAATGGGTCTAATCCCATGCCGCGCTCAGCAGCAGCTCCAGAAACATTATCTCCAGCACCGCCAAACGGGCCTAAGCCCATCCCTCTCTCAGCCGCAGGACCAGAAATATTAGGCCCAACACCGCCAAACGGGCTTAAATCGTTTTGTAAGTTTTGCGAACTGAGTGTTTCAATTGAATCCATTGCCGCAGAACGACTAACAGGTCTCTGCCCACGCATCGCATCGCGCATACGATCCTCAGAGCCGTATGGGGTAGCAATAGCGTTGGCAATCATAGACAAAAGACCTCCGCCCTCGAACTCATTGCCAACTGCGCCAGCGCCACCGCCGTCAATCATGTCGAGTAAGCCTTGGTATTTCTGTCTTTGCTTATCCACGGTAAACCGCCTTTTGTCAATAAATTTAAGGGAAACGTATCACACTTCGTCTAAAGCCGCCATTACCTTTTTCATGCGGTTGTTTAGCTTCCAAGTGCCAGATCGCCAACGCGCAGCGTACTGAGCGTCTTCCAAGCTCAAACCCCGCGCGACGTACTGCTTAATCCACTTATTCATCACAATATTCTTCAAATGCGGCGTTAATTTGTCAAACGGCACTTGTTTCATGCAATTCCCCGCAAATTACGCTTGATCGACTGCTTCCACGTAGACATCGACCCAGACAGTGCCGTTGCCGCGTCAGATGCCATCGTCAGGCACAAAGCATCGGCCAAATCGGGTGATTTAAGCCCACGCTTGCGCATATCATCCTTGCTTTCAGCTTTCATCTTGCCGCCGGGCGTAAAGCCGTAGCGAATTGACGTTAATTCTGCCAGCAATTGATCGTCATTCGGTAATTTGCACGACCTATCTTCAAGCCAACCCTTAGTCTTAAACCAAAGCTCCGCCCGCAAATTCATGTACGTCTTGCCCATTGCAGGCGCTTCACCGACATTAATGCCGCGCACAGGCGCACCAAGCTCACGAAGTCGATCAACAACACCGCCGCCAACGCCGATACTATCAACAAGTATCTCACTAGGCCGCATAGAGGGCGCTAAACCCTCGTATTCGGCCATCACGCGGCCAACAGTCTGCATCAAGTCCAAACCCTGCCACGACGTAATCTCAGTCACAACATTGCCGTACCGCTTGCACAGCGCAGTCTTATCCGCACCAAAGCGAGCCACATCCAAGCCCCAGATAGGCTTTGTGTCTTCAGGTATCTCAATATCACGCTTAATCGCGCTGTCAGCCAAGTGAAACGGAATAATCGTGTCATCATCGGCCATCGGGAACTCGCCAAGCACACGAATACGAAACGCATTGCTGTCCTCGCCGTACCTTGCCCGCATCTCGTCAACAAACTCTTCAGACACCAGCGGGCTATCAACGCACGACCAGCGCCGCGTCCACCATGTATCCGCAAGCCTAGTCTGGCTCTCAAAGAACGTACCACTTGACCGTGTAGGGTTAGACAGCAAAATCGTCGTCGCAGAGTGACCAGACATTGAACCAGCAGCAGCCTCAAAGACTTTCTCAGGCACACCAGACGCCTCATCCACAACCAGCAAAACATTCTCGGAGTGAACACCAGCCAGCGCCTCTGGCGTTTCAGCGCGCGATGTACGTGCCGAGATAAAAGCCTCAGCAGGCGCAGCAGCAAGCTCAACACGGTCAGACTTAACCGTCAACAAAACCTGCAACTGTGGCGGCAGCTCGTTAATCCAGCGCTTTAACTCGGCAAACAACGCGTCAAACAACTGACCACTGGTGGGTGCAGTCACAACAACCTTATTGGGAAAACGCAGCAACACATACCACAGCATAGCCCACGACGACGTAGTAGACTTACCCGTACCGTGGCCAGACCGCACAGACATTTTACGCTCACCAGTGGCCAGCGCATCCAAGAACTCAGCCTGATAATCATACGGCGTCGCACCAAGCACCTCTTTAACGAACAAAACCGGGTCATCACGGTAGCGCAGCACAAACTCCTCTAGCGGGTTAGCTTCAGTCATCCGTTATATCCTCATAATCAACATCAATGGCCGACGCATCACGCTGACGATCATCAACCTCAATCGCGGCAATATCCGAATTTACTTTGCGTAGCGCGTCGAGGTGCATGTCGCTCACAGATATGGTCACGTTGGTCTGGGGTCTGTTGCCATAACGCGCCTGATTGTACGAGCCAGCCATAAACTTACGCCACTGAACCTTCTCGCGTGTGGCAGCAATCTCAGCCGACGTACTCTCACCATGCAGCGCGTCAACCATCTCCAAACCCTGATCGACCAGTGCATCAGCAGCGTCAACACGCGACCTATTCAGCACCTCAACATACTCAGGCACAGTGTTCAGCGACGTACTCATATACTGACGGCGGCAATCATACTCATCAGCCAGTTGCGTCATCGTCTTCCCAGACGCGAAATGCTCATAAACAAACTCAGCGCCGCCACGCTTCTCAATGTCGTCAAGAATAGACTTGCGTAATTTTCTGCCAGCCATGTGAACTCCAGTTTTTTTAAATTTTTACAGGGTTTGCACGTCAAAAAGCAAGGGGGGTCTAATCCCTGCCGTGGTTGGGGTGAAAATTATATTTTTCTTCAGCGGCCCTGCGAGCGGCCACTGCGGTGGCAAAGTCCTTTGTCTGGCATAAATGAATACTTTTATTATTCACAGATATAGTAGCCACCCAACGCCAGTTTTTTTTATCCCAATTCACACCAGTGACGCCAGACATGTTATTCGAAAGACGCCTCATATTTCTACTGTTTTCTATTTGAGATACAGCGCGCAAGTTTTCAATCCTATTATCAGACCTGACGCCGTTGATGTGGTCAATCTGATCGTCAGGCCAAGCACCGTGAGTCATGCACCACGCCACACGGTGAGATTTGTAGCGCTTGCCAAGCAAGGACATTCGACTATAGCCGCGATGCGCCTCCTCATACACCATCTCACCAGCGTTGCGGGTGTTAAACCTACGGATGTCTTCAGGTGACGATGGAAACGTCTCCAACCGCTCACGCCATGTAAACTTACCCGTGTCTGGGTCGTACTTGAGGATTTCGCGGAGTTGATCTACAGAAATAGTCATTGGCTTTGCTCCTATATGGTTAGCCGATCATGTGGTCAGGGCGCTGTAACGTCGCTGATCACCCCCCACAGTGTACCCCCCATTCAAGCATTGGCACAATATATTTTTTTTTGAAAGTTGTGTGTGTGGGAAACTATACAAACACACCCCGCCGAAAAACGCTGGCGGGGTGGGGTCATTTGCCCATTTCGGCGCCAAAAGACGCATAACGTGTATTATGTTAAATTATGAATGCAATGAAATCAATGACTTAGCCTGATTCGGCTCAATATTGACAAGATTTGGAGGGATGTGTACGCGAGTGCGCCCGCGCGTCGCTGTCCGTGTGCGCTGCGTGCCCCTAACCTAACCGCAACCAATGTCTAATGCAACGTCCGCGTGATGCTTTCTGCTATCATCTCATCTAGGCCAACCAATGTCTCTGCTAATGACTGCATGATTGCACTCATGCCGACACCCTGCGACAGACGCTCACCGATGTAGTCTGACAGTGCGTCCAGCTCATCGTCAGCTTCCATGCTCTCCTTGCACTCTAACCGCAGCACAACGTCTATACTGAATGTATCACTCATGTTGTCTTCCCATTAAAAAAAAGGCCAGCCCGAAGGCCAGCCAAGTTGGCCATGAAGGCCAGAGGAGTGCAGGAGCAAACAAGGGAGGATAAGGCCAACCTGCCACGCCAACATATGCGAGCCTCACATAAAGTCAATGTCATCCTCAAGTGATGTCGTCGGCGTGAACTTCATCACCCTCGCATCCGGGAAGCTATTGGCAACCTCTGCCATCATATCGGCGAACTTGCCTGCCAGCACTGCGCACACATCGCTGACGTGATACACCAGCCAGCTCGGATGTGCCTGCCTTACCTCACGCATTGAACCACTAGCCAAGAAGCAGTAAACGCTGTCACCATGCTTGCACAGATAACCATCGACCACTGGCGGCTGATGCCCGTCAGCTCTTGCCTTCTGATCCATAACCTCAAGCGCCTTGATTAGGCTCTGCGCCAACGTCTGCGCCTCTACATGCTCACCTGTTCGCATTGCCACGTCCAGTTGATCCTTCAGCTCCCTATATCTCACCGCGAAGGCTGGCGGCACATGTTCAACCAACGTATCACCCCACACGCTTGCTGAGCGCTTATCTGCGGCCACGTAAGGTACAACCGCCGCATACACGAGCCTGCTGTATGTCTCCGCCTCTGCTTCCCGCTTATATGTGCCTCGCTCTGCCATCGCCTTCTTTGCGGCTGCTGACTTTGGGGCGGCTTTCTTCTTTGCGACCATTGACCTGTTCCTATTGCTGTTAATTACGTTGACCATTCCAACCCAGCCAACCCGACGATTTGCTGCGACTGTGATGCTGCCCGAAGGGCATGTGTCACTGGCGCTGCTGGTCGTCTAAATTATAGAGTGTCCACTTAGTGGACTCTATTTAGACCTGCGTCTTGACAAAGTGCGCCACTGCAAGTAAAATCTCGGTAGAGATTTCAGCAAATCCAGTGGCGCATCATATAAATAAGGGGTTTGCGCGATAACGAATCACCCCTGATTTCACCTCATTTCTCCCACTCTGCCCGCCGCCTGCACACCCATGCGCGTCTTGCGTTGGCTCTCTGATTTATACTCAACCTCTTCTAGCAGCTCGGTCTGCATCCACTCCTGAATAACCTTTGTCGCCATGCTGCGCGTCTTCGTGTCTTCTGCTTTATCGAACATCCAACCCGTGATGACATTGCCAACCCAGCGCTTCTTGTCCTGCGGCCTGATGCTGTAACGCTCGCCATCAATACCCTTGTCGATGGTTGTCAGGATTGCGTTGACCACAGGCGTCGTTAAGCCGTCCCACAGGTCAGGCAATGTAAACGCCGTAGCCACGCCAATATTCTCGCCGTTATCAAGCTGAACGCTGACAAGCCTGCGATAGATCGACGTTTCCACTGGCTTGCTCAAGTTATTCTTGCCAGCGTCCACCCGGAACAGGCCCAGCGCTTTGTTTTCAGGTACACCCATTTCAATGGCGTCCTCTTTTGTTATCTTGTTGATAACTCTGGCGGCACGTGCTGCACCAATTAACGCACCTGCCCCGCGTACACTGTCGATTGTGGCGTCCTCGTTCGGGCTGCCTTTGCGCAAATGGTGAACCACGTCCAACCCGCAACCACACTCGCGCGTCAACTTGCGCATCATGGCAACCACTGCCTGCACTTGTGGGTTAGAGTTCTCGTTGATTGCGTGTGTTGACACGAATGGGTCCATCATCACCAAGCCAACCTTGCGCTCGATGATCTTTTCACGCAGATGCGCTAAAAGTTGCGTGTTTTCGACCAAACCTTCCCGCGTTTCCATCGCCAACGTGATTTGGATGGTGTCCTCGGCGTCCATATACAGCCTGTGTTCACCTGTACTGATGTCAGCGTGTGAAATACTGTAATAACGCATTGCAGCCGCTATTCGAAGGCGCATTTCGCCGCCGTCATCTTCTAAGTTAATTATCCAGACGGATGTGCGCTCTTTGATGGGTTCACCGAGCAGCTCGCGACCTGTTACGATTGCCAACGCCTCTACAATGGCCAGTGAAGTCTTGCCCACGCCGCCCGCTGATGCTGTGACCGTGACAAACCCGCGAATATACTGGTTCCCGTATATCCAGCGCCGTTTAGGTAGGTCAGCTTCGACAAACTGGGCAACAGGTGTCGGCCACTGCCCCTTTGCAGGCTCTGTAGGCTTGCTCTCAGGCTCGTTAGCCTCGTTTTGGGGTTCTGGGTCGGGAATATACTCAAAGTCGTCCAGTTCAGCCTCCTGCGGCTCTGGTATCTGCTGGTTGACCTCTTCAAATGGCGATGGCCGCAGCTCAGCCGCGTAAGTACGCACCGCCGAAGTCATGTCGCCTTGGTGTTCAAAATAGCAATACAGGTCAAACGCGTCGCCCCACGCCATCGTAATGTCGCCCGTCTTTGACTGACCGATGCCTGCGGATGCGTCGCTGCCTGACAGGCTGACCCAGTGCGTGCCGAAATCTTTGGTGGCGTGTGAGCCTGACGTTTGCATTGGGCTGGCGTATGACTTGCTTGCGCCTAGCTGGTTGTAACCGTACTTGGCGAACAGATCGGCAATGGTGTGCCTGTCGTTGAACTCCTGCACCGGGTCAACATCGTCTGCGCTGCGCTTTGCTTCGCGTTCAGCCTGACGGCGTTCACGCTCAAGCGCAGCTCTACGTTCGGCTATCTCTTCATTTTTCTTGCGAAACTTGGCGCTGGCCTCAACCATGCTGCCCTCAATCCGCATGTAACCGCTGCCGCGATGCTTTGCGCTTTCATAGAACAATGGTTTGCCGTCGTCGCCGCGCTTACCTGCTGGCACGTTCGGGAGATAGATAGGTTGGCCAGTGCGCGCCAATGCAGGGTCACATGTGATATTTTCAACACGCATCATGTCAAACATTGCCAACTGCATATCTGCGTACTGATCGCCGCCTACTGGCTCAGCCAGCGGTATGAGGACACGCCACTTTTTGTTGGCCTCGCTTGCACCTGACGACGAGTAGATAAGTGACGCTGCGTCGCCTGTCACCTTGCTGACGGCTGATTGCAGCGTTTCGAGTGCTGGG